AATATTGACTTGTGAACTTGGGGACGAAGTCCAGGATCTACTGGGAAGGCCAGAAGAAATTTACTGATATAGGAACCTCAGCAATGGATTGTTCTCCACAAGAAGGACAAGAGTGCATAAAATCTAGATCTACATCTGGTTGAATACTAGCGTAGTGTTCTCTATATGCTCTAGAATCTACTGCGAAAAATTCATTCTGTATAAAGTTATTTATGAATGATTTGTCCTTATTACCATCAACAGATATTATTTGATAACGAAGTCTAGTTGTTATTTCGGGTGTAACGTTGTTAACGTGTTTCGAAACTGCTTCTATATCCTTTGTTATCGCTACTTCATCTCCTTGATTTAACATCTTAAAGACTATCTTTCTCTGAGAGTTTGGTAATTCGTATTCGAATTCGTTCTTACGATTATATACCTTGTCGTCAATCTCTTTGTATCCAATACTGGTTAGATCAAATTCGCAATCTTTCTCAACATGACCACACTTCGAACATGTAACGTCAGATTTGTACTGCTTACCATATCCAAATATTCTAGCGTTGACCATAATCGCGTTCTTATCACCAACTAGTATATCGTTAAAGTTAACGTCTGAGACCACTAGTGATTTCAACAGTTCATCAATTACCACACCCTTTCTAATTAGGTTGGCAGAAGAAAGTATGTCCTCTTCTCTAGCTGTCATGTATTTTAGCTCTACAGTTCCACCACTAAGTGGATGCCCTTCTGGATACAATAATCCCTTACTTGGAAGATCTACTATTTCAGTAGGAAACTTCGGTGTTTCAGGAGCACCAGGTTGCCCCGCTGTATTTTGTTTAGTTTCTGGCATTATAACTCCTTTACGTATAGCATTTATTATATATATGTATCACAAAACGTTTTGCGCATAAATTAGCAAACTAGAATGCCACAACTTGATATGCTAATTTAAAGCAAATTTAGAACTGTAGTATAGCGTAATCGTATCTAAGTGTTAATTCTATTTCTACTGGATCAGTTGTAGACCAATCTAGAGTACCGAAGTTTGCACCTTCAATGTATGTACCTACTAATTGCCATTCTTCAACTATGTCACCAACAGGACCTAAAACGTTAAATGTGACGTTTTTCTTGTAAAAATCTGAGTATCCGTTTCTACCAGTTACAGACTCGTGTGATAATCTCACCCATTCCATAACAGCTTGTGCAGCTGAAGGTACAACTGGATCGTATAGTGTTATTGTTAATGTCTGCCACTCACCTTTTCCTTTGACATAACGCTTGACGTTTATATGGTCTAATGTTACAGTTTCAAACTGAATTTCGGGTCTTGCAGCAGCTTTGATTGTGTATGCAGGAATTCCTTCAATGTACATAATGAATCTATTCTGAACCTTAGGTTCAAACTGCGTAAACATTACGTCATTTGGATCAATCAACTGTGGCATTCTATTTCTCCTAATAAAAAAGCTTTGCTATATTCTGTTATAAATATCGTCGAACTTAAAAAACCACAAAAGAAAAAGGCCCAGAAAAACTGAGCCTTAATCTTATTTTTTCGTTATCCGTTAACTTGGAAACGATGCTCCAGTCGGCTGTACGACAAAATCAAGAACAATAAATTCTACAGCTCTTGCAGGCTGTAAGAAGATTTGTCCGACTAATTGATTTCTATCGATAACGTCTGGTGTGTTATTAGAATCGTCCATTACAACTCTAAACGCTGTTAGACCCTGTGCAGCTTGAACTGAATCAAGATACGGATTAACAATGTTTAAGAAACGATTTCTAGTAGCTACAGTATTGTTTTCGAATACTAAGTAACGTGAACTACTAGCAATGAACTTCTTAAGTCTAATTAACAACCTACGAACGTTAATTCTATCCAACGCCGAAGGCTTTGCTTGTAGTGTTTTCTGTCCGAAAACAACAACGCCTTGACCTGGGAATGAAGCAATTGGGTTAACTCTATCTTCGTAAAGAAGGTCACGCTCTGCGTGGGTTAATCTTGTTTTTGCTTCTAAAACGTTTCGTAATCCGCCACGATTCAAACCTGCTGGTGCAAACCATTCATGAGCTACAGCATCGTTTCTAGAGTAAACCCCTGGAATTACCACTGAAGGTGGTACCCATGTTGGTAAGTTTACACTATCATCGAGTATCTTAACCCATGGATAGTAAACAGCAGCGTAGTTAGTATCTTTGGATGCCACTGCATCAGTAGCAGCAGATATACCTTCACTCCAAGTTGTTGGATCATATACGTAGAATGCATCACCTCTACTTTCTACCATAGCAATACCTCTATTGATAGGGTTCGGGTGAAGAGTAAAGATCAAACCTGGTGTTGATAGCATATTAATATCAAATTCATCCTGGTTACTAACTGCGTTTATAGCACGTTTGTACGCAACTGATCCACTAGCACTTGATGTAGAACAATCAAATCCCTGTTGGTTAGTTGCTGTTATGTCTGTACCAGTATTTTTCTTAATCGCTGGGTTAGCACCGTCAAAACCACCTTGAAATGGTACCATGAACTTGTGCTGAGCAACGTTAGATGTTCCCAATGCGAGTGAAGATGCACTTGTAGCAAACGTTGATGATCCACCAAAATCAGCAGCAGACGCATCTGCGTGTCCTGTTTGGTCGTTTAAACTAAAAGTAACGTTTAGATCTGCAGTACCGTTAGCTGGCAATGGTGCCAAGTACTGTTGATTTGTTGTATCTTCGAAGTTAAAGCCATAAAATACGCTTGTATCGAATTCACTAGTTGTACTATTAGTTTGAGAAGTAACAAATGAAGCACTTGCTACTGTAACGTTTGCACTACCACTATTGATAGGTGATACTACCTTACCAAATCCAAATGGTACTTGAGTGCCTGGAAGACCGTTTTTAACGTTATCGTAGTCTGAAACATATATGTACTTGGATCTATTTGGCCAGTCTCCATTATAGGTTAACTTACCGTTTGCATCTATAGTAACATATCTGTCACCAATCTTCCTAGCAATATAGTTTGCAGAAGTTGGATCTAAGTTACAGTTATCAAACTGTTCAACGATAACATCGTCTGATTGCTTGTATGTTAATTGGTCCATTTCTCTAACTTGTACAGAAAATGTTCCAAAATCAGAACCAGCAACATCAGATGCCTGTTTAACGTTTAAAATACCAATCTTATATTTTCCATGTGTATCAATTTCACCATGAGATCTAAGCTTAATCTTAAATAGATTGTTAGTAGCTCCATCGATCTTTTGTGAAGTGATATAAGGTGTACACGCATTCTCATAATCTTTTTGTAAATCTATGGCAAATATAGAAGAACTAACAGCACTACCTGAGTTATTTCCAACCTGCGCCATGGATGATTTAAAAGATTTATATAAATAGAATGGTGAGTCTACACCTCCTGCTTTAGTCGATTGTGGGTTCGAACTAAAGACGTTTTCTATGAACTTTGCGTTAGTTGAATCAAACGAGGCACTGACTGAAAAACTTCCTGAACTGACTACAAAGTTTTCCCATGTACCTGGTGTAGTTAAGCCTGAAAACCCACCTGGTGGGGTTGCATTTGTTGCACTTGGTGCTAATACAGCTAAAAGCATTCTTTGATAATTAGAAGCTGCTGATGCACTATTCTGTGGCATAACACTTAAGCCAACTACATTTTCGTTATATCCACCTAACCCAAGAACACGGACAATTGTGACTGTTCCAGCACTTCTAAGATATTCTCTTACAGTGAATGGAACATAAAAGTCTTGACTAAGACCTCCAAACATTTCTTCAAACTCTTGGAAATTGCTAACAGATGTTGGAACAAAAGCCGGACCCTTTTTAGTTGGTCCTATTATTGCTGCTCCAATCTCTGCAACACCTTGAGGAAGAAATGAGAGATCCTTCTCGCGAGTAAATACACCCGGAGATACAATTCTCTCCGCCATTTAATTTCTCCAGTTAAGTTATTTGTTTACGTAAACGAACATTTCAGAGATAAATATCTTGAAAATACTCGAAAACTCAGTTTGGTTATATATTATTCAGATTGTTCTGAATTATCAGAAGGTAAACCAACTGGATCTGCTGTTGGTGTAAAGACTCCAGTTTGAGGATCTAAAGAACCAGATCCGTATTTCTTATTCAAATCTTCGGCCACTGATCTTTCAGTTGCTTGTAGTTCCTCCAACTCTGTCATAAGAGTCTCTTCACTTTCCATAAGCTGTTCAGCTTGTTTTTCATGAGCTAATTTTTGCATAGATAAAGCACCAAACTTCATCTGAATCTCACGATAGTTAGATTGTATTCCTCTAAGTGACGTTAGTTCATCTTCTGTAAATTTGATTTCTGACATTTTATTCTCCATAACGATTTATTATATATATTGTTAACATTTCTCAAAAGCTAATTTAATGTTGATGACCATCCTTATCATCTATAAGTTCTCCCCTAAACAAACGAGAGTTTAATTTCTTATAAAAATCATGCATAGCTCCAGTATACGGAGTCCACCAATCATTCTCTATATGATTATTTTCATGATCAATATCATTACTAGTAACAGCTATTCTACCAGGTAATTTTAAATTTTTTAAAAAGTAAGACTTACGTTGCCTCAAGTGTTCCAAAATATAGAACAACCAATCGTCACCCCAAAAATACTTAAACACCCTTGGAATATAATCATACATGTCCCGTTTAACTATGAAGAAACATCCAAACCCAAAAAATCTTCCTGAATGGTCTCTGGTTATTTCTATCGTATCATCATCTTCGTTAACAGATATTCCTTCGGTTGTTAAAAACTCTCTGTCTCCAGCTATAGTTCCGTAATCTAATCCTGGTAATCCTTCAGACAGACACTTCAACACTGGTTTAAAATTCACCGTAAGATCATCGTTCATAAATAGTATATGTTCGTTGTATGCCATAGCTGCAC